TCTTATAGAGCTATTTGATGATGTTTATGCAAAAAGCAATATAAGCAGAACAACCTTTTTTCAAACAGTACAAAAGAAATTAAATTACAATTTAGACAGACAAGAACAAAAACTTTTTAAAGCATAACCCTATGGAGCAGACAAGAATTCTCAACAAAAGATTAAATTTAGATGAAAAAATATACAAAGCAAATAAGATAATTTCTTTGTTAAATGACTACTTTAATGTAGACTGTATGGTACCTATTAGAAAATCAAATATACTTACCACTAGACATATAGCAATTTACTTTATACATAAATACATCCCTATAAGTACCATAGAGATAGGTAAACTATTTAATAGTAAAAATAATAAGTTTTTAGATCACGCCACAATATTACACGCTAAAAATAAGATAGCCGACCTTGTTCCAATTGATAAAGAAATTAAGGGATATGTTGAGGATTTAGAGAAAGATGCCAAGAATATTGCTTTACTTTCTTATGAGGAGTTGGTAAGATTTAAAATAAAAGAAGAAATACTGCTTAAAATAAAATATTTTGATGTGATTAGCTTAAACGAATTAAGTTTAAGTATTGCGGTCTAATTAGTTACAACCCTTAACAGTAAATGTTAGGGGTTTTTATTATTTATTAACAAAAACAGTACTTTGCAATATAAATAAACTACTTTTATATCGTAAAACGCTAATATGTTCATATACCGAATTAAAAGAAACGGAGTTCACCACGATTATTCAATAGAGTATGGTTGCAAGGCTTCGGCTCTGAAATGGTATAATGAGCAAGGTAAGAAAGCCGAAAGGATTAGCGATAGAAATTTAATACTTTTTGAAAACAGTTTAAGACACCGAGAGAAAAAGGTATTTGAACAGCTTTCAATGCAATTTTAATAATACAATGGCACATCCTACAAGAATATTTCACAAACCAGAAGATTTAGAAAAAGCCTTTAGTGAGTACAAAGAAGACCTAAAAGAACAGTCTAAAGAATGGCTTAAAATTCAGTATGTTGGTAAAGATGGAGAAAGAAAAGCAGATGGTCAAAAAGTACCTTTAACTATGGAGGGCTTTGAGCGTTTTTGTTATGATAGGTATGGGGTTGTAGAGCAATATTTTAAAAATCAAGATGATTATTATTCAGACTTCATTCCTATCTGTTCGCGTGTGAAGAAAGAAATAAGAGAGAACCAAATTACAGGCGGTCTTTTAGGGTTCTACAATCCAAGTATTACACAGCGTTTAAATAGCTTAGTAGACAAAACATCAACAGAAGTAAGTGGTGGTTTGAATATTCCTAACTTACCCGATATTAGTGTCAGATAATAAATATCTATACACAAAAGCATTTCACAAGATTTTAGACCTTATAAAGTCGAACCCTGAGGAGAACGTATTTGTTATTCGTGGGGGTCAAGGTGCTTCCAAAACTGTTAGTATAATACAATTACTAATACTTACATTATGCTCTGGTACTAAAGAAGCAACAATACTATCTTCTGAACTCTCTAAGATGAAGAGAACGGTTATAAGAGATTACAAGAAGATATGCAAAGATTGGGGTGTTTTAGAGAATGAACACGATTTCAATAAATCAGAGAGTAAGCACGAATACTTTAACGGCTCTTATTTAGATTTCTTAGGTGCAGATGTAAATGATGTAGGTAAGGGATTTAGAAGGGATTTTTTGTACATCAATGAAGCCGATAAGATGGATGTAGATACTGCGGTTCAGTTTATATCTAGGGCAGGTATAACTATTATAGATTATAACCCAGATGCACTATTTTGGGGTGATGATTACATAAACGAAAACAATTTTATAACACTAACATTTGAAGATAACGAATACCTAGCAAGTAGCGAGGTTAAAAGTATCTTAGACTATAAGCAAAAAGGCTTTTTTGATACTCTTTTACCTACTGAAAGTCTATTCTCTGACGGTAACGTTAAAAATAAATATTGGTCTAATAAATGGCGTGTTTATGGCTTAGGCTTAGTAGGAAATTTAGATGGTGTTGTGTTTGATAATTGGAGCGTTATTAGTGATGTTCCTGCTGGTGCAAGATTAGTAGGGGTGGGATTAGATTTTGGTTACACGAATGATCCGACAGCAGCAGTTGAAGTGTATCAGTACGAAGGTAAGAGGGTTCTAAATGAAATTGTGTACAGAACAGGGATGCTTAACCACGATATAGCAAAGGTGCTACCTATGAATACTTTTGTCTATGCTGATAGTGCAGAGCCTAAGTCTATTGAGGAGATACGAAGAACAGGTGTTAATATAATGCCGGTAAAAAAGGGAGCTGATTCTATCATATTTGGTATTCAAACAATGCAAACGCAAGAGTATTTAATAACGTCTAAATCTAAGAACGTTTTAAACGAGTTCCAAAAATACATTTGGCAGAAGGATAAAAGAGGAGATACACAGAATAAGCCTATCGATAAATACAACCACGCAATAGATGCAATCCGTTATCACGAGATGATGGACATAGGTGTAAACAATAAAGTATTCTTTTTTTAAATTAACATTATAGT